GAATTAAGTCAACCTCAGACCTCTCTCTACCATCTGTGTCTAATACTTGACCAAAAAATCCACCACCAGCAATTTCGACTGTGCCGTCATCATTAGCTGGTGCTGTAAATTTTTCTTGACTTTTGGTATCTTTGATTTTCTCAAATTTAAAACCAAATAGTTCTGCCATAATAAAATCTCCTTTATTGTCTTTTATTTATAAGGTAAAAAAAGACTATATTAGAAGTTAACACCACTAACTGAGTAGTTTTGATATTTCCATTCACAAGTGAACACACCTATCTCTGTACCAGCTGCAGAATCTAATGCAGCAATACCACCAACATTTAATGGCCATGCATTTTTAAAGATAAATGTTTTTAAAACTGTATCATCTCTATCCAATAGTTCAGCAGTTAAGTCTGTTGCATAATCTGATAATGAATTAACACCTGTGTTATTATCAAAGTCATTGATACCATTTGACCATCTTTGTAATGCATTTAGAATCATCATGTCTGTATCCATATAGAATTCAGTTGACCAAGAACCAGTTGTATCTCTATCTCCAGCAATAGCTATTTTTCTACCTCTGTAGTTAAGTTCTAATTCACCTAAAACTATATCTGGTAATGTAGTACCTTTACATAGAAAAGAAGTTCTTCTTACATCTAATCCGATTGCAATACCTGGTGGTGGTGTAATAGTTACACGAAACTGATTGGTACGATAACCGCCACCGATTAAATTTGCTTTAAAGTCGTCTATTTGTGCCATGATTAACCTCCTACCTCAGAAAATGCCACCCCTGTACGAGTTGCGACAAAGTTTAATGTGATGAAGTTAATAGAACGAGCAGGTTTGACAAATATGTCTGCAACAAATTCGTTTCTATCAATAACACTTCCTGTGTTGTTTGATGCATCACACTTGACTAAAAAGTCTGTGATACCTCTACGACCTTGAACATCTCTTAGGAAAGGTTCAATTAGACTTCTAAATTGTGCTCTTGTAAACTCATCATTGAATTCAAAGAGTTGGAATTTAGCAGCAGTAGCAATTGCTTTTTCTAATACTAAGAATAATCTTCTAACATTAATTCTGTCAAAAGCACTTGGTTTAGTTTGAGCAGTTTTATCACCAAATAAAGTCACACCTTGGCCTGGGAAGTTAACGACTGGGTTAACTCTTGCTTGATAAAGAACATCTCTATCAGCCTTATCTGGGTTAAAGGATAATTTAATTGCCCCTCTAACTGTTCCTCTAGTAAATCCAGCTGGTGAAAACCATGCATCAGCAACATTGTCTGTATTTGCACATAAACCAGCGACTGAACCATTTAGAGGTACGAATCTATAAGTATCATTGTATTTGTCATACATGTACATGTATCCACTATCGAATACCATATAAGATGAACTTGGACATAAGTCAGCAGCAACTCTTACATTACTTGCTTGTTTAGCAGATGTTGTAACACCGACTGTAGCAGAACGATATGGTGAAACAAATCCAACACAATCTTTTCTACCTTCTACTAAGTTTGTAATCATTGTGACATGAGTATCATGACCTGTAGATGTATCAGCAACAATACTTGATGAACCACCGATAACTAAATTGATATCTTCTGATTCTGTATCTTTAAACTTATCATATGCAACTTCAATCTCTCCAGCAGTAGTGGCATAGTCATCTGTTCCACCTGTAAGTTCATCTATTGTTATTGGTAATACAGCAGTATAAGTTGATGTAGTATCTGTTCCCCAATTACTACCAGCAGCTATATGGTCTGTCCAATAAATGTAATTTGATTTAGCTCTAATTACATCTGGGTAGTAAATACTATCACCCTGTGGTCCTTTTGCACTAGAGTTTTTAGACATATTACCAAATGTTTCGATAACAGCTTTTGTTCTATTTCCAGCTGTGTCTGTATCATAACCTGTTATATCACCTGTGCCATCAGCAACAACAACATGAAGTTCATCACCTGAACCACGACCATTGTTTGTATTATAATCTGATGTGCCTGGAGCACCTTGAAACAAATCAGCATATTTCCAGCGTCTTTTAATTTTTGAATCATTTGGAATTGCAGTTTGTAAACCAGCACCAGATGGGTCATCTTTTAATCTGACTGTTAGTGCATTTGTTGATGTATTGATTGCAGTTACTTGATATTCATTAAAGTCATCTACTGATACTGTATTTGCTGTATCTGAATAGAATGATATTAAATCACCTACATTAAATGCATAACCTGAACCATCAGCATCATCTACTACAATCGTTGTATCTCCTACAGCAACATCTGCTTGGTTTACTAAGTTATTTGTACTTAAATCCTGTTCGTATGCAGTTGCAGTAGCACATATTTCTACTTTGATTCCATTTGCCCATGTTCCAGCAGTTCTTGCTGTCCACTCTCCATTAGAACCTTGTCCTGTTGAGAAACTTGCATCATAGTGGTCTAAATCTCTAATTAGAACACCAGAGTTTGCTCCAGCATTTACTACTGCACTCTCTGCTCTAACTACTTTAAGTGAATCTGTATATTTTAAAAAGTTTGCGGCACTAAAAAATGTTTCGAATTGATTACTTGAACCTTGTGGTTTACCGAATATCTCGACTAGTTCTTCTTCACTAGAGATATTAACTATTGTGGATACTGGCCCTTTTTGAAAAGCTCCAGCAATTGCTCCAATACTAGTTGCAACGGCAGGTACAACATTGGTTAAATCGACTTCATTTACTTGTACGCCTGGTGACACTAAAAACGCCATTGACTTACTCCTATTAATTATAAAGTTTATTCTTTATGTTCTTTGATTATATTTATAAAAAAATTGTATTCTAGAATTTGTTTTTATATGTTGCTGAACATATAAATAGTATTATGTCAAGTAATCATTACAAAAAGTACAAAGAAACTATTAAAGAAGTTACAAAAAGGAACTATCATAAAAGAGTTTCTTCTTTGAATCAATATTTAGTAAATACTAAATGTATACATTGTGGTGAACCTGAAATAGCTTGTTTAAGATTTTATCCTCATGATAAAGAGATTCGTAAGACTATTAAAAGAGTTGGTATGAATGATACTAGTAGAAAAACTGTAAAAAGACTAATAGATTCTTCTAAGATTGTATGTTCTAATTGTATGATTAAGATTGAGAATGATTTACTAGACCCAACATTTTTATGATTACCAGTCTGAATTAAAATCTCTAACCACAGTAGTCCAACGATTACCATACTCATCTACTTCTTCTTCCTCTAGATGTGGATTGTCTAATCCATTATCTACGAATCCAAATGGTGCCATATCTTGTTCTAATTGATTCTGTTGTTCTTTATACATTCTTTCTCGAATATCATTATCAGTTAATTCTTTAAAGTATGTTTGGTCAACTGCCCATGCAAATATGAATAGACATGCAACTAAATCATCTGTACAACCATCATCTGCTTGATGAGAAGAACCCTTAACTATAAATGTGGATAACTCATTCATAATATCATAATCTGGTATTAATAGTTTATCTGATTCAATTAATTGTTTTAAATTAGAACATCCTATTCTCTTAACTGCCTTAGTAGTCCTTACTCCTAACTGTGCCTTTCCACCAGAGAATCCTGCTCCTAGTATTTGTCCAGCACGACCTCTCATAGATGCCATGACTAAATTATCATACTCTAAATCAAACTGTAATGAGTTTGCAACTTGTTCTCCTATATCATTTACCTCTACTAATACAAAACAATTATTATATGCCTTTGCAACTTCATGTATTTTTTGTGGAAACAGTAAAGGTTTAATTTCATTGTTTCTATATTTGGCAACAACCCTATATGGCATTTCCGTTACATCTAATACTAAAAATGCAGAATAGTCTTGTGATGTACCTCGTGAAACATCAGCAGTAAGAAAATAAGTTTTCTTTTCATCTGGTCTTTCAAATATATCTAAGTCTGCATGAGATTGTATTGGGTCTACATACGGCATCTGTTTTAATTTGTGTGGAGCAATTAGTGTATCAATAGAACCTAAGAACTCACATTCAAACTCAGAATTAAATTGTGCCTGTGAAGTATTTCGTATTGTTTCTTCTTTCCATACTTCATCACGACCTGGTACTTCTGACCAATGAACTTCGATTGGAATATAATCATTTTTACCACTTTGTGCATCAGTCCATAATTTGTAAAACTGATTCATACCATGTGGTGTTGATACTATCATTACCTTTGTAGATTTACCAGATGATATTGTAGGATATACAGAACTAAAAAATTCTTCAGCCAATGTTGATGGTACATATGCAAACTCATCAAGGAATATGATGTTATAAGAACCACCACGAATTGCACTTGCCGATGTGGATGCTGCAAGTATACTTGAACCATTCTCTAAATCTAAACTTCCTTTGTTCCATGAGATTACACCTTGTTGTAACCACTTAGGTAAATTTTCATATCCTAATTGTAATCTACCTAGTATATCTCTAGCAGTAGATGATTTGTTTGCAAGTATTGCAATATTTACATTTGGATTAAATAAAACATAGTGTAATAAATATGCTATAATTGTTGTTGACTTACCAGACTGTCTAGGAAGTTTACAGATTGTAAAACGATTATCATGAAATGTATTAACCATATTTTTTTGAAAGTCATACATTTTAAATGGCACAAGACCTTCATCAAGAGATACAATTTTCATATGCTCTTGTATGAAGTAAACAGGGTCATCCATACACTTCTGATATTCTTGTATCTGTTCTTTTGTAAACTCTACAGGAACATTCGCTTTCTTTAGTAAAGGATTACCTAGATATTGATTAACATCTGTTGTAGCCATTAGATTTTTTTATTGATGTACCTTATTGCAGTATATACTACAAGACCTAGTATAATATAAATTATACCATCAAACCAACTTATATCATTTAATAAGTCTGCTGTTATAAAAGATAAATCCATAATTATTTCTCCTTATCTTTTTTTAGTAACTTCTGTAGTTCAGCAGTAGAACCTACATACAATGCATTTGTTACATTCTTCGGTGCATTGTTTGGAACTTCTTTTAATCGTTTCATGGAAGCTTGTAACTTACCGAGTTTTTCTGTTATGTCAGCAACTTGTGAAATTAAATTACCTGCTACTTCATAACTTCTAGGATGGTCGGATTGTTTGGCAACTTCTAATATACCATCAATCGCATCTTGACCTCTTTCAATTAAATTATAAAAGTTCTCTCTCTGATATTTATAATCTGTATCAACATCATCAAGAGTATCATCTCTTTTAACTGTAAGAGTATCTGGTTTTTTCTCAACAAGTTCTGCTGTCGATTCTTCTATATCTAGAATCTCATCTAGAATATCTTTTGTTTTGTTGCTCATAACTATTTCACCTTTTTAGTTTTTACATTAACATTTTTCAAAGACCCTATGGACTTATCACTTAACATGTCTGCAACTAACTTTTCATCCTTTCCTTTCAGTATAAATTTGCCTATACCCTTTGTAATTATTTCTGGTGTAGGTCTTCTTGTATCCTTATATGTTTTAATATATTCTTTGGCAAAATTTAAAGCTTTACCAGTCTTATCTGTTACTTCTATATCTTCTTTTAATTTTTTAAAAGTTTTCACTACTTATCTTCACCCGTTTCTGGGTCAAAGTTTTTTGCATCTTGGAAGAAAGATGTTGTTTCATTAAATCCAAAATCATCATCAGCATCAGCAGATGTTGGGTTTGGTGTAGCAGTATATCTTTGTTCTCTTTTTGGAGCTGCACTTGGCATATCTGTATATTGGTCAACCTGTACAGTCTTAATAACTTTACTAGATGTAACAGGTCCATATAGATAAAACTTAGTAGTAAAATCTAAAGTATAAATGATGGCTCTTCTTTCTGTATAATCACCACGATAATTATCTTCGTAATTAATACTGTTTAATACAATAGGAATATCTCTCGCAATACCCATATCTTCCATGTCTTTAATTGTTAAAGTATAATCTGGTTGAAAATATGGTAATACTTGTTCTACTATTTGTAACGCATCATCTGATTGTTTTGCCATTGCAAATAATTGTATATTTAAATTATATGG